GCCGTTCCGAGCAAAGGTCTCATAAACTTTGGTTTATGGGGTCCGAAAGCTTGGGCACGGTATAAACCTTTGAACCCGAAGTTATCTACTTCGCAGTTCGTGGCTGAACTCCGTGAGATTCCCCGACTCTTCTTTGAGATAAGAAAAGGCCTAGAGTTTTTCAAGACTCTAGGAGAATTCTACCTCAATGTTGAGTTCGGTTGGAAACCCTTCCTCGCTGATCTTAAACACTTCTTCACAGAGGTGGTCAATTTCAACGAACGTTGGGCACAGCTTCTCCGTGATAATGGGAAGCCTGTCCATCGGGAAGGTCCTGTGTGGAAGGATATTGATACCACCTCTACGACGACGTATAGTACCGGGAGTGACATATTGTCACCTGGGTATGAAACGGCGGCGTATGTAAAGTGGTTCGGATCCTTAAGCAACATAAAATGCTCCAAAACAGTGACCACCACTACTCGACAAGAGTATTGGTTTTCGGGGACCTTTAGGTATTACCTTCAGCCCTTCGACACTGTCCGCTATCAGGAGGAGATAGCCAGGATAATCTTTGGTGTCGACCTGACACCTCGGTTATACTGGGAATTGTTGCCGTGGTCCTGGCTAGCTGATTGGGTTTCGTCAGTTGGAGATAGTATCAACAACTTGACGGAAATCAATCTTGACTCGCTAGTTGCGGAATATGCGTATACGATGGGCCATTACCAGATCGAAGTAGAAAACGTCTGGACCAATGGTCTAACCGTTGCCCGTCACGTCAAAACAGACGAGATTAAGGCACGTATACCCGCAACTCCGTTTGGGTTCGGAATTGACACATCGAGTTTCTCGTTGCGTCAAAATGCAATCCTGGCTGCGCTCGCTCTCGCGCGTTCGTAGTCGCCACTCCATATGGAGTGATCAACAACAAAACGAAAGAAAGACACGTCCATGTTCGCCGATCCCCAGTCAGTCACGATCAACGCCGTTGCCAATTCTCTTCCGAGAACTCAGGCTGGTGTTGATGCTGGCGTTTTTCAGAAGGACGATGCCACAGTTAAACTGAGCATTCGTAATTCTTACGCCAACCGTACCCGGCGGGTTGTGCGTCTCGACAATCGAAAGATTGCCGCAGATCCACTTTCCACTGGATACAACAAGGAATACGCCATGAGCGTCTACTTGGTTATTGATATTCCCACTGTTGGGTATACCAATGCCGAGCAGAAGTATCAGGTCGACGCCTTGACTGCGTGGCTTACTGCTTCTTCGGGAGCCAATGTTACTAAGGTGTTGGGTGGAGAGGCGTAAGCCTTACTCCATTCAACTTGGTATTGGGATCTCCCCAATACGCCTTAGTGCTAGGCCTGGCGACGTGGGCTTGAGGAATCGAAACCCCTAATCTTAGAGGTTAAGATGAAAAGCCTGACGTCTTTAGTTCAGTGCATACTGGAAGATATCCAGTATGGATGTGGTACCAGCACCACACGCGATTTTGAAACGATCGCGTGGAGGGTCAAACATGAAGGTGAAAGTTTTCTAACTATCACCCTTCCTAACTTCGCTAAAGAGTTCGAGAGAGCTCTTGAGCTCGGTAAGGTAGACTCTACCTTGTTCATTGGCTGGACTCGACAAAAGTCCAAGCTTCTGGGCAAGGGGGCGCTCCCCCGATTTCTCGGAGGGTTGCTCAGTCTTGTGTTTGATCCTAAGACTGGTGTTCTTCTTAATGAACCCAATGTATGTGCCATCGCGGACATTCGGCAAGTTTGCCTTATGTTCAAGAAGGTTCTACTTCCATGCTCTGACAAGAGAATGGAAGGAGCATACAAGAAGTTCATTGAGACCGAGCACGAACTTGACAATGCTATGGCCGAGCTTGAACCGGAGCTTCGTATGAAGCTTCGGCGTCTCGCCCGCTTGATCTGGGGAGATGCCACTCTTGATCGCTCTATCTTTCGAGAGATCGAAGAAAGGCTAACTTCCTATGATCATGTGCCTAAGCATGGTCCCGGCGCTACTGCAGAGCGTATTGTCGGAAACGACAAATACAATCTACTGCACTGGCATTCCAGGCTGGAGCCCTACTTTCCCTTCGACCTTTTCGGTTCTTGTCGACCCGATTTGGTCTTGGAAGGATTGGGCTCCATTAAGTTCGTGGACCCTGATGCCGAGCCTCCCGTAAGGGTGGTCTCGGTACCTAAGACGTTGAAAACACCTCGAATCATAGCGATAGAACCTGTGTGTATGCAATATACACAGCAAAGTCTGCTAGAACTCTTGGTGCCAGCAATCGAGTCACACGAGCTCACGCGTGGTTCTGTGAACTTTACATCACAGGATTCCAATCGTGAATATGCTAGATTATCCTCCCAAGGTATCCTTAGTCTCGCGACTTTGGACCTTAGTGAGGCTAGTGATCGTGTGCACTTGTCTCTGGTTGACGGTATTCTGGATGGCCTTCCAAATTTACGGGACGCCATCCTGTCTTGTCGTTCAACCAGAGCCGACGTTCCTGGATACGGGGTTAAAACCCTATCCAAGTTCGCGTCTATGGGGTCTGCCTTATGCTTTCCAGTAGAAGCAATGGTGTTTTACACCATTGTTATGCTGGCTATACATGAGGCACAGAACATCAGACCGACCTACGCTTCTATAAAGAAGTTTAAGGCCGGTGTGCGCGTCTATGGGGACGATATCATTGTTCCCATAGATATGGTTCAAGCAGTCGTCAGACATCTTCAGGCTTTTGGCTTGAAGGTGAATGAAAACAAGACTTTTTGGACTGGAAAGTTCCGAGAGTCTTGTGGTATGGACGCATATGATGGCATGGAGGTCTCACCGACCTACGTGCGTCGTATTGCGCCCAGCGACCGCCGGGACGCACATGAGATCGTGTCCTGGGTTAGCTTGTCAAACCAGCTATATAAGCGTGGCTATTGGCGAGCTGCCCATTACTGTCGCCGAGTAGTAGAGAAGGTTCTTCGCCTTCCTCTTAAGCTCATCGGCAGTCGATCTGCAGGGCTAGGTTTGCACACATTCAAAGAATGGGTGCAGTCCGATGGTTGGGATAAACAGTTGCACAGGCTTATCACCCGTGTTCCTGTTCTTCGCAGCATGCCACGCCCATCTGAGTTAGATGGGTGGGGTGCTCTGCTCAAGTACTTCCTTCGACGTTCGGATGAACCGTTCGAAGATAGGTTGCACTTGAAGCGTGCCGGGCGTCCCTTACACGCCCACATCAAAGTAAGGAGGGTCCCCGGGATCTAACGTCCCGTGGGAGGTGTTGGCCTAATCAGCCACACCGAGAGGCGAGATCCAGGCTATGTTACCTGGCTCCCGCTAGAGGAGGTGCGACACTTATCGCTCCAGCTAGTTTGTTGTTCAACAGCCCTACGGAAGAATCCGTGTTTTGTTGATGTCATATCGGGATATGTTACCCAATATGGTGTTTGGTTTCCCTACTAGGGACCAAACCAACCTGGTTGCGGCG